ATTATAAGCGTTTACACGCTATAATTTATTTAAACGCATACAGAGAGACGCTACGTTACGTAAGAGTGATTTTTCACTCCTTACTCGTTTTGACGCAACGTGAGAGTGATGTACGCTTGCCTACGCAAGCATTTTCTTCCGACCTCGCATACGCTCGGTCGTTGAAGATGATGCCGCCTACGCGGCAAAAATATCATCTCACAAGCATACGCTTGGAGAAAGATATACCCGCTCGCTTACGCTCGCGGGTAAGATGGCACTCGTCCATTAACTGGCACTCGTATGGGGATGAACACTTTACATGGTAAAATAATTCTGGTTCCAAGAAATTTCACGGCCATCAATAATTTCATGGCACTCGTAATCTATCGCTAGAAAGATATTATGGCACTCGATAGCTTCATGGTTTACATAGCCATTAGCTATAAAAACTTCCGAGCTATTATAAATTTGTTTTCTAATAAAAGAAAAATAGCTCATATAAATTCATCCCCTTCTTCAATAATATCCTGGAGAGCCGCATGTCAGCGTTAAATATCTTATAACACTGACATGCTTCCCTTCCAGTATTTCATTGAAAGGAGATGTTAGAGCACAACGAGCAGTGCTTCACTATATATAAGAAGTGTGAGGGAGAATTATCTTCCCCCTCATCACATTCTTAACCTACTGGTAAACACGAATGCCTTTACCGCCAGGATGCTCAAACTTGATTTTACGTCTGATAGCGTCACCAGCTTCAAGGACATCTCTTGTTCCTTTTAATACATCAGGATCATTTTTGATTTCGGTTGCGGCACTCTTGATTCCCTGAGTGGTCGCTGATACAAAACCACCTGCTGTCTTTGCTGCGGTGGTCAACACTGTCTTCAGAATACTTGCACTTGCTTTTGCTCCTGCTTTTGCTATAGGAGCTACAATCTTAGTTGCTCCATAATGAACAGCGTCTGTTGCTTTCTTGACAGTGTTATCTACAGCTCCTACGGCAGTCTGGGTAATCTTATCTGCCTTATAGGCTCTACTCATTACATTGATTTCTGAATCAGTTACATTATAAACCTTCAGGACACATTGACCGTTACGTACAGATATTTCTGTATCTTTTATCCTGAGGTCTTCTTTAACGTAACGTTCAAACTCCTGAGCCTTCAACATATAAGGGAAATCAAACTCAACAAGTTCATATGTGAGTCTTCCTTCTCTTTTCTCTTCGGCTCTGAAGTCTTTTCCTGCTTCTTCGAAATATTCATGTTCTGCTGCGGCTTCTTTGACTTGCTGTTCTGTAAATGTCTTCTCCAGTGCTTTAATTTGTCTTGATTTGACTTCGTTAAACAGATGAGCTCTACCTGTCTCCAACAATTTCTCCATTGTGAGAATAGCTATATCTGTATTACCAGCTGAAAATTCGTTGGCAAATTGTTCAACATTATATGTCTTGCCACCGAATACTATTACAGTGTCATTATTTACTGTAGGTTTAGCCATTTACGTAACTCCTTTCTTATGGTTGATATGGTTCTAATAATAAACTATTGGTTCCTTGCTTAGCCAATTTATCACATGCACAATTATTTATGTGACGGGGCTCTGTGCTGTTTTTCTTATGACCTTCAATATAATTTACTCCTGCAAGTTTCTTTTCTCTTACGAGTTTTCTACATAGTGGTTCGATGTCTTCCCATATGTCTCTATTCGCATTTCTTCCAGAGGAACCATTTATACCATTAACAGCTACTTCTGAATCACTCCATATAGTATATCTTGTTCCATCATTCGGTTGTGCGTCTATCCATAGTAAACCTTGATAGACTGATTCAAGTTCGGCTCTGTTATTTGTTTGCTTGCCTATCCTGAGTTTGCCTATATGGATTGACCCATTTATTATATCTATTGAGTTAGGCAGTGTCGCAAAGAATGCCCAACCTCCTTCGGCACCAGGCTGGCCATTGCCTGTACAGCTGCCGTCTACGAATACGTCTATCTCTTTTGTTGGTGCCATAGGTATGCCTCCTATCAGTTACTCTTCTGTGTCTTCTTCTGTTGAAGCTGTCTCCGCCTCATACTTTATCAATTCATTCACAATATCTTCTAATGATACAATATTGTTTTGTCCTGTTATGAGTTTCGTTCCTGCTTCACATACTTTATCCACTGCCTTTGGCAATAAATCAAACACATCAGCCAGTTCTTTGACTGAATAACTTGCTTCATATTCAAGTTCGATATTCTGGCAGTCTAATTCGACGTCTGATAGAATAACCTTAGAACCTTTCAGAACTATTTTACCTCTTACCTTCATGACAGTGTTCCTCCCATTCTTAATTTCTCTAGTACCAAAGTCTTGTTCACTGCCTCGAAAGTTACACCATGCTTTTCATTGAGATCAAGCATGTTCTCCAGAGTCAGGTCTCTCAACTTTGCTACTATACTCTTTTTAATACGTCCTTTAGTACAGGCTTTCCTCATACAGTTTGGCGGCAGTATTATAAGTAAACCTATGTCTGGCTTAAACTTATATAACGGGCCAAAATCATGTGTCCCTGAAAGCCTTACTGTGTTACTGGTGTTCATATGTTATGCCTCCTTGTGCGTATTTGCCATTCTCAACACTAATCTGATTAGCACGGTATGGACTTTTCAACCGTTCTGAGACCAACCCACGTCGCCTTCGGTCCTCATTTCTCTCTTTCCCCAAGGCCGAGTTTTCTCCTAGCGGCGTGGGCTTTTCAGCTTTTCTCCAAATACATATTCCAAATACATGCCCGCTTGATGTGGTTGCAGGGAGAGTAGCCACATCCTACTCTCTACCATTCTGCTATAATGTCTATAGCATAGGATGGGTCTCCTACCTGACACTTCGTTATAAGAAAGGAAGTCTCTGTTCTTATAGTCTGGTAGTCAGGACACGACAGCCTATAAGACGACGATCCACAACATCATAGCCTGGACATACTATGACACGGTTTCGATTTTTCAACCGTTCTGTGGCCAAAAACCTGCCCTCAAAGACCGGAATGTCATTTGGGAACAGGTTTTTTACGCATATACTCATGACAATATATATACCTGTTGTTCCTATGAACAAGAGGCAACCATGCTCCGGCCGGGACCTTTGCATATATACCGAATATTCCTACATCGTGCGGGACGTAGGGAGAATGTCCGCACCCATTCTCTACCCAGTTTTCAGAGTGGGTACCCTGCACTTGTTATTCTGATTTTCCGCCGCCAAACAAATGAAAAACACGGCTACCAGCTTTGTATTTTCGCGACACCCTATGCTGGTTAGGGATGCCAACGCCAGACCTGATATGTCCTCATACTTCGTCTGGTGAAATATGAGTAAAGCGATTCGCAACATCGTATGCATGACGACACGGTATCGACTTTTCAACCGTTCTGCGACCAACGTTCCCCCAGTATAGGGGAACGATTTTTCCTGTTAGTTGAACGCTTCGTCGTCGCTCTCTTCGATCTCTGGAGCCGTAACCTTGATTCTATCCCAGGCCTTCTCAACAAAATCATTGAGTATTCTCTGTTCCATAGAAATAGCATATCTGGGGTTCTTAGGAATACGTATGTCGGCAACGTTCTTGATGATGATGTGAGAGAACAGCTCTGTATAAAGTCTTGAGAACTCCTGCCAAAGCTCCAGTTCGCTTTCATTTACTGCTTCACCGTTCAGCTTCTTGCCTTCTCCAAGCAACCAATGCTTGAATGTGCCGTTATTGATTGTGTCTGCAACCATGCCAACAGTATATACAACAGTCGGTGTTGTCTCCTCCAAGAAGCCTTCCTTCTCGGACAACTGCTGGAGAGTCCTTACCAGTACGCTCAAGCAGTTGATTCTGGTGCTACCCTTAATTTCAGTGTTCACCAGTCCAGTGTAGTCTGTTGCGGATGCCTTCTGTGTAGCGGGATCATAAATCAGTCTGCTAATAGAATTTCCACGTCCAACAATAATTACATTTCTAGCCATTTTTGCTCCTTTCCTATCCCCAGAACGGGGTCGCGTATTCTCTTCGGACGCCTCCTGAAATATTTGTTTTCTATAAAAGTATCACGCTTACAGGTCGCAACATCGTGCTCTCTATATGCGTGTTACTTCCTCAAAATTATTGTGTGAGGGCCTGTATTATATTCTTTAACTGTTCATAATTGTTGCATGAACTAATGCTAAGAAACGCTGTGTTAAAGTGCGTAAGCTTACGATATCTCTCATACTCACGCATTGTTAGTATACATTCTAACTCTTTCTTAGCGATTTCTTCTGTATATGACCCCCTGTTCAATGTGTCAAAATCAACATAGATGCCATATATCATGTCTTCCTTATTGGCATTGACGATTTCTTTCAATACTTCTGTTATCGCCTTATGGTAGCTGTAGTAACCTATGGGGTCTAATGTGTCATCATACGCCCTGTCATATACCTTGATTGATTTGGTTCTGTCGAATACATCATCTATTCTGACTATGACAGGATGATTAAAAACTATTGCGATACGTTTGCTGGCCATAATATCCTCCTTGCTTAAATTTTATAAGGCCGTACAATAACTTAGACAGCCTTCATTAATAGCGTGTGAGGGCATAATCTAAATAACTTATAGATTGTTCACCCTCGTCACTATTTATTTCCTCTTCCCCTATTATTGAATAGTTAATAATAGAGGAAGAGTAAAATTATGATATGAGTGGGTATGCAAGGGAGATGTGTGAGGGAGCAGGCTGGCACCCGTCTCCCTCACGGTTGGTTTTTATCCAAAGGGTGTGTGGGATAGCCCGAAGGGCTCGCTCGCCTTTTGACGAACTTTTAACCTCAAACATATCGTGTGAGGGAAAACATGACTGTAGTTCCGAAGGAACCTTTTTCACTACGCCCCGAAGGGGCCGTACCGTTACGTGGATACATACGAGCATTATTAAAAAGACAGATGAAACATAACATCACGCTCCTTTCTCAAAATATAAGAGGGCCCTATAATTAGAGCCCTCTCATATACAATCATTGTGCAACAGGTCCTTTGTTCTTTATTGCACCAGTGGCTAATTGGTCGCAGCGATTGTTATACTGATTAGACGCATGACCTTGAACGTAATGCCATCTGATAGTATGAATGCTGTTAAGTTCATCAAGTCTTTCCCATAATTCTTTATTCTTTACTGCTCCCAATGTTGTTCTCCAGTTGTTACGTTTCCAGTTTGTCAACCACTGATTCATACCGTTAACAAGATACTTGCTGTCGCTATACAAATCCACGGTGCAAGGGAACTTGAGTTGTTCTAATGCCTTAATAGCTGCTAATAATTCCATCTGGTTATTGGTTGTATCAGGAACATAACCAGAGTATTCTCTGTAGTGCTCCTTATACATCAGAATGCAGCCCCAACCTCCAGGGCCAGGGTTTCCTGAGCATGCACCATCAGTATAGATAGTAACAAGTTTGCTGTTAGTGTTTGATTGTGTCTCACTGGATGTTGTTGCTTGATTCTTGATTCCTACATATTCTTCTGCTTCTTCTCTTGTGTTAAAGCCTTTGTATTGTGCTTCTGAAAAACCTTTTACCTGAGCCTCACAATCTGCCCATGTTGTATAAACTCCTACTGTTCTTCCTACCTTTACTCCATAAAACTTTGACATATTCATTTCCTCCTTTTCAATACCTTCTAATAATGTTTCTTGTGATTTTACTTCTGGTAATAAACAAGGCGTGTCACAATTAACTCTGTGAACACAGTTGCAGCAAAATGGAATATACTTTTTAGCCATGTCTTTATATTCCTGTGGTATTCTGATGCCTCTATAAAATGTTCTTTTGGGTCCTGAGCACAGCTGTTTAATCTTTACTTCACGCAACCATTGAGGAACACCAGACACATAATGCTTTTCTTTCTTCTCTGACTTCTGTTCTCTATATTCAGAGTCAGTTATTCCTTCTCCCTCAAATGATAAGGGAGAAGGTTTCTTTTCTAATGTAACCAGTCTCTTATATTCACGCAGATAAGCAACAATGACTGGTTTCATTTCATTAATCTCTTGTAGTGTTTTACCTTTACATATTACATATGGCATCTGATACTTCGCATTCCAGTATGCTATCGCTTCGCCTACTCTACAGACCCATACATTACCTTTCTTTATGACATTAACTTCTTTCTCGATGCCGTTTACTGTTATTAGCATACTTATCCCTCCTATAGTGTTTTATTAAACCAGCATTCATCACAAGTATGTCTGCAGATAGTACCTGGATGGAATGGGCATTCATGTGTCTTACCTTTAGGGAAGAATATCTCATTAGCATCTATCCAGGCATTATTCTTAAAGTCAAATAACAGAACAACCTGTTCATCTGACGCAAACGTCACTTTTGCAAAGTAGTCGCTGCAAAAGTCCTTATCAATGTGTTTGAATACTATTTCTTTTACTTCTTTGTCTGCTAACAGACTGTTTAGAACAAACTGGTTAAGCACCAAGCTCATTGTTTTATTTGTACTATTCATTTTTTATCTCCTTTCTGTTGTAAAGAAAGGGCCACCTGTTATCCAGGCAGCCCTTATTTGTTTGTTACATGATTTCATCTGTCTCAACTATATCGTCAAGTGTCAAGGCCTCAGGCAACTTAATAGGAGTTACTTCAGGACCTTCAGGTACAGTATCAAGATCAATGCTAATATACACTGAATCAACAAGCATACCTGCCTGTGTTCTTACAGTATTCTTTGATACCTTAACGATCTTACCTGTTAAATCCTTAAACATCTTGAAGAATACAGGTCTAAGATCATAAGGTATTGAGCACTTCTTACCTTCGGCATTGATGATGTCCATTACGAAACCATCTTTGCCTCCAGACTTGATAACTACATTGCGGCTTGTATTAATAGCTCTTATAATCTTATCAGCACCATGCTTTGAAACAAAGCCCTGTTGTACTTTGATTATGATTTTGTTGTTAGGTTCAGGCACAACTATCAGGTCCTTAATATCAACTGTAGCATACAGTTTATTATTGTATTCTCTGATAGTAAGCCAACCTGTATAGGTTCCATCAATGATTGCCTTTGCAGCCTGCCCATTCTCGAACCAGACCATATCACCGTCTACATAACCCTTATTGTTTAAGAGTTTGTATCCAGCAAAGTCTATTTCGTTCAGGCCAAGACTGATAAGCCACCTCAGGAACTCTTCACGGCAAAGAGCCTGATAGAACCTATTCTCAGAACCATCAGTTCTTTTCTGATTGTTCTTTGTGCGTCCAGCAATATACTTCATATATGCTCCTCTTTCTTCAGGGCTCATATATTGTGTTGCAAGACGAATCATGTTCTCAATACGAGCCTTGTCTTCCTTGAACTGTTCTTTAACAACGGATAATGAAGTCTCTTCATCTTCTCCGCTCTCAACATCATCAGAAACTCTGATGTATCCTCCAGAGATATCTTTGTAATATTCCTTCATGGCTACGAATGCTTCAACGTCGCCATAACGACGTCTCTCTAATTCTGCAGCCATATCTTTAGGAAGTCTTGCTGATTTAATAGCAGGAAGCAGCTTCTCATCAACAAACTCCTTATACTCATTAACCAAATCGAGACGAACCTGATTGATAATATCATTTACTACAATCTTGTTCTCGTCTTCAATTGGAGGTGTAATGATTATCCTGTCCTCTCCTAATGCCACATTCATAGGAGCAATGCTTAACAGTTGAATGTGTCTCATTGGAGAATTGATGATATCTAACTTGCAGAGTTTCTTAGCATAATCGATCGTCTTTTCTTGATAAAGACGACCAATTTTAATCATATCTAGTCTGAATTTGTTAATGTTCTCATCAGACCAGATGCAAGTTTGTATTTCTTTGTGACAAGCTTTATCAAGAGCAAAGTTCACCTCAAAGATGATAGCTTTAGTAATCTCATCTTTGAACTCTTCAATCTCATTGCTGTGCTTGCCAACCAGACCGATATAGTGCTTGTTGCGGCCTTCTCTGTAACCATCAGCACGTAAAGCCTTTCTGATTTCTTCTGGACTAACCATTATCCACTTAGTAACCCAGTTTGAAATCTGGCCTATGCTATACTTGATGCCTTCCATCTTCTTAAGAGTCATTAAACCAATGCTCTCATAAGATACCTTATACAGTTCCTCATTAACGCCCTTTAAAGTAACCATTTCATTAATCTCCCTTTCTGTTATTTTTTTTGATGATATAAAAAGAGAAGTAGCCATGATTGACTACTCCTCTCTGCAAACGATAGCAACAGGTTCATTTTCAAGTAACTCAACAAGTTCTTCATCAATACTGCAGCAAACCTGGTCAGTATCGAAATCAGAACCAGCCAACATGTTCTTGAATACTTCACAAGCAGGTACTACTATAACTGAGTCATGCAGACTGCAATAGTAATCAATGAACATGTTTTGCATGTCTTTACTAAGTCCAGATGCCTTGATTCTCTTCTTCAGCTCTGAAGTAGAAACAAGTCTTGCAACTTGATATTCATCAATATCCATTGAAGGATATTTAATCATGAATACCTTCCATTTCTCCTCAGGACGTTCTTCTTTCTTAAGCATCCTTTCAAGAGAATGGCAATATACTTCATGGTCCCCAAGAAAGCTCTTAAGTCCAAATGCTACTTCAAGACCTACTGTGAGACCAGCATTCTTACCATTCATCGGCACCTTAAATCTATCCAGTGCCTTATTGATTGACTTAGTAACGTTGTCTAATTTGTTGATTGCAAAATTACTGTCCATCATGACGTATTTCGGGAATACATTCTCCAGGATTTCATCCATATAGAATGCTCCTTCAAACTTATCAGGAGACAGTACTCTTGCTTTAGGCTCCAACATGCTATTAAGTCTTTCTGCAGAGAACTCTACAAACAGTCTCTTTGCAAGATTAATAGCTTTATTGGCATCTTTAGCAACGCACTTCTGGAATATGGTGCTGCTAAAATTAGAATCTGTACTCTTTAAGAATCTGAGTACAGTAAACTCAGGAACGATTCTGAAATCATAATCTGACTTCAGTGCATTCCTGTCAGCAACATATGCTATAGGTTCTTCAGGATCACCAATGATGATGATCCTGTTACGATATTGTCCGTTACGAATGTTATTGATAATCTCTTCAGTTACATCTTCATAACGGAATACAATCGGATTAGGATCCAGGGTGTAAATCAGATTTTCGATATACTCATCCTTTGTGATAATCATACCTGCCTTAATCAAAGTAGGTCTTATCTGCATGAATATACCGTTTAATGCATCTGGATGAATCCTGTATCCTTTCATCTTTAATATGGCATCTGCAACAAATGTTGCAGAACCATACATCATTCCATCCAAGCGGTTCTCATTTATTACCCCATCAAATAGGGCATATCTTCCTACAGAGCCAAGGCTAACAGAAGGAGCTTGGAACTGAGTCCATCTACCAGCCAGTTTAGCAAACTTGGCATACTGCATTTCTTTGCCATAGTCGATGCTATAAGCCCCGCTTGTCACCAAATCCAGAATTTCATCTGCTCTTCTCTTTCTCTCCTCTGTGGAAGCATCTATGAAATAGAGCGATTTCCTTCTCTCACTGGATGCTGATGACGGAAATGGCACATACTTTATTAAGCCATTCCCTTCAAATACTACTTCACCAGATTCTAAGTCGTATAACTTATCACCTTGTTTGATATAGAACTTATAGTTGCCATTCTTATCAGGCTTCATGAATATGCCATTCTCAATAGCATATTTGCCTTGTTCTTCATCCCCTGCATAGTGTACAGATATAATCTGTAATGTTGCAGGGTATTTATCTGTCGAGTTAATCCGTACAAAGTCTTTGCCATGACGGAACACAACAGAATCTTCGATGTCGAACACTCCTAATCTTGAAGCCAAATTCTCAGGGACCTTCATAAAACCTACCCTGTTGTTCAAATAGGTTTTATCATCTACTTGTACTATACCAAGTTCAATGTGGATGTGAGACAAACCACGACCACGTTTCTGAACTATAGGCATGATTCTGTCTGCAATAGAAGCTGATGTGATTGTATTCATTTCTGTTTCTGCTGACACGATTTCAATTGTCAGCGGATTCATTGACTTGATGTTGTCAATGAAATACAAAGCATTGGTTCCTAAAATATTACCAACACCATTTGCATCTACTCTGTCAAGTAGATCCTTCAGAGCCATGGAAAACTCATGACCTCTGAATATTATCTTTACCTCTTGTTCCTTGTCCATTTTGTTGAAGATGTGCATTTTCATAATTATCTCCTTTCAAATTTTTTATCCACCTTGTTCCTAGCACCATGACAGACTGATGGATATATCAGTCATGGTTTTGTCTTGACTTATTAATCCTCCTTTCTTTTGATTTAACGTGCTATGCTAGGCTAACACGTTTCAAATTTTAAAAGAGGGATTTGACACCCCTCTCTCATCAATCTGGCACTCGCCCCGTCATTATCCCGAGACAATCACTCATTGGCAGACGAATTCCAGATTCTGCACCTGGAAGGTCTCCGGCGAGAGGTCAACGGTTACGCTGCTTCCCCTGGCATCACCTCCTCTCGATCCCAGGGAAAACCCTTATCATAGGTAGGGTAGGCTGCCCTTTCTTTTGTGACGGTTAGATCCCCAGCAACACCACCTTTCGATAGTATTGCCGAAAACCCATCATTTGCAAATTGTGTGAGTACATCATGTGTACCCCAAGAACTAGTAAAGCACTGCATGTCATCGGAATCTCCTCCTTTTTCAACTAGTGATATTGTAAAAATAGCCGATCTACTGCCTACTCTCCTCCAACGTCCATCAGCAGTACGTCGTGGACACCTCCGCCCTCCAGCCTCCAGTATTGATTGTGATACCACCGTTTTTTGATAATCACCTCCTTTCTATGTATGGTTATACTTCTTGATGCATCAGAGCATAGATGTCTACCTCTGACTCATCTTCGCCTTTGGGCATGACGCCAAATTGATACTTGTACTGGTTGAATTTCTTCGGCCAGTTGACGTCATTAATAAGAAGCTTTAAAGGATTACCACGCTCGATAGGAGCATTGATGTCTATGCCATAATCCATAGCCATCTTTACTCCTAACATGGCTCGCATGGTAGCCTTATCTGTGCGGTCGCAGTAATCTTGCCACATCTGCTTTATGACAGGAATCATCCTTATGACTATCACTATCACAAAAACAATGGCAGCAAAGGTTACTAAGTCTGCCACTCTAATAGTCAACGATGGTAAAACAATGTTCACCATGATAGCTATTAAAGCAAGCAGTATGCACAGCATACATGACTTAATAAGCTTCTTACCCATATCAGCACCTCCCTTCTTAATAGATTGATTTGCTAATAGCAAGATGGTTGCATCACCTCCTTTCAAATTTTAAGAGGGAACCTTAATGGTCCCCTCTTAGTCGTTCTTCAACATATCGTTTAATTGTTTCTGCATGGCAACGTTTTGGATAACACCAACATCCTAATGCCACATCATGCTTCCTGGCCGTGTCGACTATGTACTCAACATAATCCCTAAACTTCTTATCCTTTTGAAGCCTGCGATAAAAATAACTCTCATACTTATCGCATACTTCATCACGTTGCTCTTCAGTGTACATACGAAACGGATTACCTACTGTTGTGGTTCTGTCTACTCGAATGAGCACCTCATATAGCCTATAGGTGTGATTTCTCATATTAACTATTCTTATCATCATTGACCTCCAATTCGTTCTTTATTCTCGTTAAAAACCTTCCTAAATAGTTATGGCCTACTCCATTGCATGTTCCCCAGTAAGTATCGTTCCAATGATTCTCCTCTATAATTGGTTCATTGATTTGCTTTAGTTTCTTTAATAAGTCAGGATGCTGAGTAAACTTAGCCTTTAAAACATGATACATGATTTGCAGTCTTATGTTATCCCAGTTACTATGCATCTGAACTCTTCTGCCAAGCAGTTTATTGCTAATCCCTGCTTAATTTTGTTTATCTGGCTAATTAAGCCATTTGCCTAAACCAACAGCTTGTAGATATTTTTCAGTGCCTTTATTATATGCTGCTACATATCCCAGGCGACCTGCTTTTAATTCTGGCAAATATGATGGGTTAATATTTGGCATGCCATCATTTATTATCTGTTTTATTAGCATTTTAATTTCTATGCCAGAAATAACATCATCGTTAATAACCGTAAATAAATCTATGCTACCCGCATTAATACCATCTAATACATGACCTTTATATGGGAGCAAGTCATTGACATATAGATATAGCCACCCGTTTTCATCAACTCTTTTAGGTAATTTGCCATCTTTAATAGCTTGTCTGCACCATTTAACTAGAGGTTTGCAATTTCTATATGCTTTGCCCCAGAGATAGATTTTCCAGTCATTTAATTTGGGTTTATCTATTTTTGTTTCAGGTGTTTCGGATGTGATTTTTAGCATCTCGTAAAAATCAATTAAAATATCACATTTATTAGGGCAATCAATCTGATCTACGAGCGTAATTCTTAAATCCTTAAGTTTTGCTTGCTCTTCTTTTGATAGGCACATAAGTATACGTTCCATTTCTTCAGGTTCATCATTGTAGTTGCGAAGTATTGTTAGTACATCATTTATGGTTGACATAGCCTTCCTCCTTGACATTATTTTTATTTGTTAACTCATTCAACAGGTTTTTGTATCCTTCCTCTGTCAAGCCTATTTCGCAAATAAAATATTCATCATTGTATTTCTCTAAGCTCCTCTTAACATCATCAATAATTCCTCCTTTTAGTCTAAGAGGGCCCAGCATATGAGCCCTCCTAGACTTATTATGTGTTATGCTTTATTTAGCATGTTTCTAAGTTCTTCAATCTTGCCTTGTATCTTATTGAACTCTTCCTCCTTTCTTGCAACTGCAGCATTGGCAGCGTTGATTGTAATATTAGCTTCTTCTTTTGCCTTTGTGAGGATTTCTTTTGCCCTCGATTCAGCTTCGCGTACTATCTTTGCAGCAATATCTTCTGCTTCTTTGATAATATTCGTAGCTGCTTCACGAGCATCAATAAGTGCTTGAGCTATTAAATCTTTCTGTTCTTCATAGTTGTCACGATACAGCTGCAGCACCCCAATCTGATCTCTAAGAGATGCATTCTCCTTAATAATCTCTTTTGATCTCAAGATTTCATTGCCAATCAAATCAAGATAGTTGGCAATGTCTTCTTTGCTATACCCAAGAGCTACTGTTCTGAATCTTGGGAGCTCAATCATTCCGTCCATACTCTTTCTTTCTCCTTTCAATCATGAATTTTGGAATTTCAACATATGGCCCCTTTGGTGTGGTATCAGTGATAGTAGGAGCAACAAAGCTCCTACCAACCACTGCGATCTGTCCAGAGATGCAATCCTGTATGTACACTTTTCCATCTTGAACAAATCTCTTCTTAACTGCTAGTACTTTTTTCATATGCACTCTCCTTTGTATTATCTGGTTGACAGAATCAATAGAATTGCTGCAATTGCGAACAATGCAGCCACTGTCACAATTTCGCCCTTCTTCACAACAATCACCTCCTATTAATAGCAATATTCTTGTTGCTGACATACTTGATACACAGCTCTTATCTTTCTGAACTTAGTCACCCCCTTTAATCTTTCTCTTGGTTTATCTTCATACAGAAATCTAAGAGTATAATCCTTGCTATTGTTCTTATACTCTTTGATGAAGAAATCTCTTGAAATCTCTCTGCACTTAAATGATCTGTCCTGTTCCTCGTCAAACATAAGATAGCTCAGCTTTCTCTCTTCACCATACTTGTTGATTATGGTTACAAGAATGCCATTCATTGAAATATGCTTTACAATAAAGATGCCAAGTGCTATTGATGTATAGCAGCGTCCTACTTCTACCTTCGGTGTTATTAACATTATGACCATCTCCTTTCTGTGTTTCTAAAGCTCCAATCTTTTGTCACATCAAATGGAATGCCAGGAACTACTATGTATGCAAGGTCTTCATTGTTGACAATCATGAAAGTTCCCTTCTTAATAGATTCACAACCTACGAAATAGAAAGATAATAATAACAGTTCTCTGTTGGTGTCATATGTCTCCATAGCCTCATTAAACAGTTCCTCTAAGTAATTCTCCAGTGCTCTTGCTGCTACCTCTTTGAGTTCATTTGTTGTTCTTGTTGTAATCATACGTGTTTTCTCCTTTCCTTCTCTTAAATGTTATTCGTACTTTTTCATTGCCATGTCCAGTAACTGCTTGAATGTCAAAACTTCTTCATTCTTTCCTTTGCGTCTCTTCTTAGGTTTACTTTGCTGTGGTACTTGTTGTGGTTGTGATTTGATTGGGATAGTTACTTCCATGATTATCATCTCTTTCTCACCTCCTCTCAAATTTTAAGAGGGCCACCTGTTTTAGATGGCCCTCTGTATTAACTATCTTTTAAATCTTAAACACACTTGCTTTGAGCAATGTAAACACTGGCAAGTTGTTATCAACATGTGTTATGCCAAGAACTATTCTCTTATGCAATAATGTCTTGGCCATGACAGGACTAGAAACAGCTATTTTTATGCATACAGGGTTTTCTTCAATAAGCTCACATAATACTAAGTGCTTACTTCCACAAGAACATGCCTTAAATGAATCTACTATGTAACCACATTCAGCACAAACAAAAACAAATTCTTTTAAGTTGTCGTTAAGAACTATTTCCAACATATCACTTCCTCCTTTGATTGTATATATATTAAAAGACTATTCAGTACCAAACAGGTGCTGACCAATCTTTAAGTTACAAACTATTCCGTCTATTCCCCTACTAAGTTTAGGGTTATAATAATAGACGTAATGTTTATTGAATGTTCTATAACCATTAAGAACCTTCCTTGCAGCTTCATAAGCTTGTTCAGAAGGTTCTTCTGCCCACAGGTTCTCATCATCTACACAACTGAATTGATGTAGACTACTACCAGGAAGTTTATGAAGAACAACTCCCTTGATAGTAGGTCCACCAAACAACTTACGGTTCCAGTGTGCAGCTCTATTAACCACAACAGTGCCAACAGCAAGTTTTCCAGCCATGTTGTCAACACCAGCTTCACAATGAATTACTTTAGCAAGCCAATAAAGATCATCCTCTTCTTTCTCTTCAATGGCTGCTTCTATTGCGTCCTGTGTTGCAAGGGCAAAGCCTGCTATTGGTGCTTCTGCTGATACAAAAACAAGATTATCTTCAACAACTGTTTCAATGACAATTTCTTCAATAACTATATCTTGCACTGCAATCTCTTCTGGTTCTTCTTCTGGCAATATAACTGCCAATGCTACAGGATCTGATTGTACACCTGTATCAATATTAGTAACGATTGCTGTAAAGATTGTAAGATATAAAACTGTTCCCAATACAACTAGTGATAAAAATATTTTGCTCTTCATGATATTGTCCTCCTAAGTTATTATTTGTTTTTATATTACCTTTCTCTTGTTTTATAGAACCCAAACAATTCGCCTCTAATCCATAGGGTATACAAATTATCAGGGTTTAATAGAATCTTTTCTTTAATCCATGGTTTATAACCTGCTTTTGTTAAGCAAGCTACTATTATGTCGATGTGTTGCATTATCACTTCACCCTTAACAGGCATAGTGAAATCAATGTCTAAATCACCAAATATCTTTTTATACGGTTCTCTCTTCTTTTCCATAAAGTACTCTGCAGACAGTACCCGTATACCACTTACTTTATACAGTTCTTCTAATAGCTTAATATGTGCAGGATCATTCTCAGAGAAGTCAGAGTAATTCTCTGTTCCTGTTATTTCATCATAGTTAGCATGTAATCCATCCCATGCTAAGTGATAACGGTTTAAACCATTGTAGCCAGTATCCTCAAAGATACCCTTAATGCCATCGTACACAAACCTGTACAAGAACTGTTCAAAGCCTTCCTCCTTTGTTCTTTTCTTGATATAAGGGTCAGTTATAAGCTTCTTTTCTTCTAATACAAATTCATACATGCAAATTCCTCCTTCTTTTTATTATGAGACTAACCATTTCATGAATCCACTAAGAGAGTAATGATAGTTGTTTTTGTTTACCCTGATGATGTCATTGTCCAATTTGATTGTTATGTCAGCAATGACCACATCGTGGTCTTTACTGATATTGTCCCTGATAATGTTGTACAGGTTTTCTTCAAGGTCGACAACCTTGTAAACAAAGCAATAATGTTTTGTTCCTTTACCTGTTGCATCATTAACATAATAATTGATGTTGAAATGCATCCTCCTTTCATCTGCATTGTGTGCAGTGCACCCTTCGATACACTCTTTGATAATTTCTTTGATTCTTACCATCTTTTGTTCCTCCTTTGATTTATCTTTTTAATACGTTGCTCGGAATGACACCCCCAGGGCTCAAATTCCGAGTTCAACCTTCTTAATATACAACCTGGTCCCTCCAGAAAATTTTTCTCAAATTCGATTTCGCTATTCGGCAAATTTCTATATAGCAAAATATCGTATTATAGGAAAAAGTCTTATAAATGAAAATCCGCTATATATTTTTATATGATTTCAATCCTATATATGGCTCGTTTGCCATTTTTGGCAAATGATAATGAATTTATTAAATAATGGATAATCGTGTAGTAATAACTATAGAGAGATAGTATAAGAAGGGGGAATTACATAATGGCAAAGATAGTTGTTAATAACGAAAAAGTTGTAAACGGTAAGATGAGTATTACTCGTCATCTTGATATTACAACTAATATACTTACGATAGTGGGGCAATTTGCAACACATCGTTATTTTGAAGAGATAAAGTCACTTCAATCAGAAAGATATTATATTGGAGATATTACGGTATACCAAGAATCCTTTGGAAGTGAAGATTTTAACATAGTGTACTCATTTGTAGCAGGTAGCTTCTATATTAATGGAGGAGAGACTATATACGATGAAGAGTATATAAGACAGAAAGAGAAAGAGATATATGGAGGTGAAGAAGATTAATATGGCAAAAGAGAAAGAGATAAGAGATGAAAATTTTCCATGTGATACAGTTAAGTCTGCAGAAATAACAGAGGCAGAACAGAATAGAATTAATTTTGAGAATGCAATAAAGAATCAAAACATATGGGGATATTCTGACTTAGGGTTACAGGCAAAGAAAGCTGCTATGGCTATGTTATCTACTAAGCATGGTATGTATGCTCGTGTTCCGTTATCTTGTAAGGGAGATAATTGTCCTTATTCGGATTCATGTCATTTACTACCGTATAATCTTGCTCCTGTAGGAGAGTATTGTCCTATAGAGACGGCACAGATAGAGAGTAGGTATATGGGATATGCAACAGATTTTGGCCTGGACGAATCTAGCTTTACAGATCGTAATTTAGTTGCTGAGATAATCAATCTTGATATTATGATTGAAAGATGTAAAGCATTAATAGCTAAAGAAGGAGTGCCTGTTGTAGATGTGGTAGCAGGATTATCACAAGAAGGTGAACCATTTTATAGACCAGAAGTATCTAAGTATTGGGAGGCATATGAAAGGGCACAAAAGCGTCGTAATGAAATATATCAATTAATGATGGCAACAAGAAGAGATAAGAAGAAGGATAAGGCTGATGATACACAAAGTATTCATCAAATTATTGCTACAGTTGTTGAGGCAGCAGAGAACGATTTTATTATTGAAGAAACACCTGAGCAATTTAAGGAGGGGAAATAAATGAATTTAACCAATGCATATTTAGCGAGAAATAATATAAATTGGATAGAAAACAATATTCGTTTCTCGGATTGGCGTTTAACAGAACCGATTAATTTTATTCCTACTGAACAGCAAAGAAGAGTACTTAACGATGCTTCTAAAAAAATATTGGTTGTAGGAGGCCGTTCAATAGGGAAAACAAGTCTTGTTATTGCGGATTCTATAGCTAATGTAATAAGAAGACCAAAAACCAAGTGTTTAATAATCGTGCCAACTCAATCTAGCATATCTTTTGTGTCGCGTAAGATGCAATCATGTTTAAACGCATCAAATCTAATGGATACAGTATACATGATAAGAAATAACAGTAGGGAGATATATTTCACAAATGATTCTTCTATTTATATAACGACATATTATCGAGAAATAAATTTTAAGAGTTATGACTATGTATACATAGATGAAGTTTTCTATGTAATATCGTCAAACCAAGACGCATTAAGTTATATCTCTGCAATGACAAATGATACAAAGATAATTGCTGTTGGCACTCCTTTGTCGACAACTATACGAGAAGATTGTCATGGAGCTTTCAGTATACATCATGCTCCTTCAACAAAGAGTGAGATAGTTGATGTTAATATGATAGAGAACATAAGAGGATTATATAGTGATACACATTTCATGACAGAGATATTGGCAAGTGTCATTTAGAAAGGAGAGTTGTATATGGGAAAGGTATTTAATGAAGCAGCTGATGCTTTCTCAAAGATGATGGAGAAACTTGCAACAGGTCAGGCTATTAATACTGCTAACGAGCCCATCAATAGAATAGCTAATAGCTTACTTGGTGGCGGAGAATTTGCAGCCAAGTTAATTACAAAGAAGGGCGGAAGTATATCTGATGTTTTCTATGATACATTTGGAAAGAAAGTTGCTGCAGATATGGTAGCTGAAGGAACACAGGAAGCTGCAAAACAGGCTACTAAACAATTAGACTGGGGTAAGATAGCAGGTTCATATATTGGCGTATCAGCAGCAGGGCGTGTACTTTCCGGTGGCGGAATATATAAAGATAGGCATGGCAATACAAATCTGATTGGTATTCCATTCATATAATAGGAGGACGTTATGATATTTCAAAAAGGAGATAAGATTCAGTTTAATAACAAAAATTATATAGCAATATGTGTTGATCAAGATATTGCAATCTTTGCTCCTATAAAACGTATTAAAAAAGATAATTGTCTACGCACTTTTTATAAAAGGATGATTGCATTATGTAATCGAGAAGAGTTCAGAGATAGTATAGATTTTGAATTTGTGGATGTGATTGAATGAAGATTCCAGGCACTGATGCGGCAAAAAATATATATAATGCTTTTAAATTAGGTTTTAGTCCTCAATCATTTATAGACAAATCTCCTTTTGATGCCTTAACCTCTACTTTCCATGGGGCAGGTAGGGGATTAAGTTTTAGTGGACTTATGACTGCAGGAGGTCTTATGACAGCAGGTGCTGCAACAGGTGCAGTCATAGGTTCACAAATGGAAGGAGATATGATTGCAGAGGGTGCAGTTATTGGTGCTGCTATAGGTGCTGTTGCATTACCTACTCTTGGACTTGCCACAAGAATAGGAATAGATGCCGGTCTTGCTGCTACAAGAGGTATAGGTTCTCTTGTAATGAAAGCTCCTTCTGCTGCACTCAATACTGCAAGAGTTGGAATGAGCTTTGCCAATAATGTAGGCTCTCCTTTAATGAGAAATGCAAGTGGAGCTTTTGCAGGGTTTGCATCCATGTTAGTTGATTGGGACACAACCAAAACCGGTATGGACTTATTACGTTCAGTTAAGATAACTGGGCCTATAAGCGGAGCAAAAGCAGGATTTAAAGCAGGAATGTCTCTAAAAGAAGGAATAGAGTCTATTAGAAATGCAAGTGGTTTTCTTGAGAAAGCTGGAGCTGTAGGAAGATATGCTGCCGGAAGTAAACCAGTTCAGACTGTAGCAGGTTCAATATTTAACGGTAAATTATTAATAGCTGGTGGAGCGATAGCTGCAGGATTATCTGGAGCATTTAACGAAATGAATCGTATTCGTATGGGACAAATGGACGGTCAAATAACAAGACCGGCCCCAAGAGCTTCTTCATATCTTAACAATGCAGGAGCAACAGGAGATCTCGTGTTTGCTCTTAATGCTAACAGAAGGGGGTAATTAAATGGGTGCTGGGACAAAACTTGTTGGAGATATAATGGACGGTAAGGCCTTAAAATCATTAGGGGTAGGAACTCTTTTTGGTGTGGGTCTGGACGTATACTTTGGTGTTAAGGAATATAGAGAAGCAAGAGCTGAAGGTTCAACTGTACTTGGAGCTACAGCAAGAGCCGTTGGTGAAGCCGTAGTAAGTGAAATGTTAGGCTTCGGATACTTAGGAGTACAGGCAGCAATACAATTGCCCAGATTAGGAGTAAGGGCCTGGGAAGGAATAAATCAGCAAGCAAGATCTATGGCATATAACAGCAGAAATATTCCATTCCAGAATGCAAGATTTAATGATACACCTCAAGCATACACAATGAGACAGGCAGGAATGCAATTAGCAAAAGCAGCTAAGTATAACTTGCAACAAACAATGCTTGGTAATGAAGCACAATATCTACATATGTAAAGTGAGGTGATATAAGTGGCATCAATACATAAGGCTCTTAAAGAAGTCCTGGAAGAAGTACCAAAATATAAATCGAAAGCACTTTTTAAAACTGTAAAAGAAGGAGCTACAAAATTAGATGATTTAGCTGAAGAAGAAGTTGAGTTACTAAGTAAAAGATTTTCTGATTATCTTAGGAAGGCTGGAAATGGGAAAGCTGATGATGTTGCAAGAAAATATATTGATGATATATATACTACAGACTTAAGAGTACGAAAACGTATCAATGATATAGAAGCGGCTATTGATCTCGACGAGAAAGCAGCAGAGATAAGTAAAATTACGGGTAAAGATGATCTTCGTAGAAAATTAGAAGCACAACGTAGATTTTCTACTCCAGAATATCAAGCAAGACTTAAGGACTATCAAAATATGAATTGGGACAGAAGCTTATTCTCTGTCGATGAACAGGTTGAAAACCTTAAGAAATTTACTCCTGATTTTGCAAACAGATATACAGACGACGAGTTAGCCGGAGCAATTAGAGAACTAAGAAGTCAAGGGTCATTATCTGCAGAAAGTCTTAATATTTATAGTGCACAGAAAAACGAAATCAGGAATATAATAGACAATTCATATTCATATCAGCAAAGAATAAACAATCGAGCTGCAGCTACTGCAGAAGCAGTAACGGATTCTGTAAGCACAGGTAATGATGTTACTTCTGCAAGCATTAGAAAAGCCGCTAAAAATCAAAGTGTGTACGATTACATAATGAAAAGGGAAGCTTCAAAATATGATTATGACACAATAAGAAAAGGATATTCAGACATGGATGAATTCCGTAATTATGTGTCACAACTTACAAATACTCCTGCAGACAGATTACAATCTGAAGCCGACATAAGATCTGCTTTGAGTGCTGGCCTACATAATCGTGCTTCAAATGCTAATGCGTTTGATTATATAAACTATTATAAGATCCCTCAGACTGCTGCAGGTGTCGGTATGACAGCATGGCTTGTAAATAAACTAAGCGAATCTAAAGGCCAGATGTCAAATTCTCAATTATATGGACAGCAACCATTTTAATGTATGAATAATAGAACGGTGTAAATTTTCATAAAAGGAGAATCAATATGAACTTTAAGAATGAAAGAGATCTTTCTAATCTTGTGTTCACAACCAAAATCAAATTTGTTTCTTACGGTGGCGAATATATTACACCTCAAGAAGAACAAGAATTGGTTGAGAACTTTGGTAATCCAATCATAAGTATTGGCGGAGAACAATATGTTGGTAAATATAAATACGATACAGATACAAAAGAGTTTATCGAAGATGAAGACGGCGATGAAGTAAGATTTGTTCTTAATAGCACCAAAATGATTCTCGATGAAAAATTTGAAATAACATATACAATTGATGCAAAGAAGCTGCCTAAGACTGAATATGAAAACAATACCTACTTAACAACTGCGGCTTTAGTAGCAGAAGCCAAATGCTTATTGTTTGAGACAAAGATAAAAGAAATATTAACTCAAGCTATTAACAAATTAAGAGTGAATATCAGTTACTTTGACAAAGATACTCCAGAATTTTTTGTTATATAAATTAATCATTTGACTGAAAGGAGATTCATATAATGCAATTAAAATATAAGAAATCTATTCAGAAAAAAGTAATCGTTGTGGAGCTGGAGACAATCAACTTTACTCCTCAGGAAAATAAATTACTCGATGAACTTGGCGAACCTGTTATCTCTTTTGAAAAGGTATATCCTCCAAACTTCGCTGTTCAATTTGAGAAGAAGATAAGAACCGGATTTAAAGTAAAAGTGAAATTCGATGGAACTGAAAACCTGCAGGCAGCAGCTGAAGCAGCTAATCTTTTCTTCGAAGAGATACAGGATCGACTTGCTGAAGAAATGTATATTCTGGCCGATAAAGCTAGTGATACAGATTTCAAAGTAGGAGAAGGTATTGTCAGCATTAATTATTAATTCTTTAGAGGTCGGCTTCAAAACCGGCCTCTATCAACAAGGAGGACTGATAAGTTAATGAGTGCGAAGAAACTTTCTCCGATTGAAGCTAAAAAAGTAAAAGAGATAATGGAAGATCCCGTCAAGTGGGCTCAATTATTTGTTGTTACATACGATAGTGTAAAGAAAGCATATGGCCCATGGATTGCCAGATGGTATCAGAAAGAAATGCTTCGTGACAAATCATTAAAGAAAGTTGCACGATGCGGAAGACGTACTGGTAAAACAGAGACCATGTGTATCGATGCTCTACATAGAACAAATACACATCCAAACTATCGTTGTCTTGTAGTTACACCATATGAGAACCAGGTTCGTCTCATATTCATGAGATTAAGAGAACTTATAGATGCTTCTCCTCTTATCAAGAGAGAAGTAGTAAAGATGACTAGTAATCCATATCAGATTGTATTCAAAAATGGATCTGCTATCTTAGGCTTTACTACTGGTGCCGCATCTGGTTCTGGCGGTGCCTCAATCCGCGGTCAGAAAGCTGACTATATTTACATGGACGAGGTTGACTATATGAGTGATGCCGACTTTGATACTGTTACAACTATTGCTGCAGAGCGTAGCGATATCGGTATCTTCATGTCATCAACCCCTACAGGTAGACGTTCTAAGTTCTATGAAGCATGTACAAATAAAGCAATGGGCTATACTGAGCATTATCATCCTTCTACTCATAACCCTAACTGGGGACCTGAAATGGAAGCAGAGTTTAGAGCTCAGTTATCAGAACAAGGTTATGTACATGAAATTCTTGCAGAGTTCGGTACACAGGACACTGGTGTATTCAATAAAGCAAAAGTAGACTTAGCGACAACACATGAGTTATATGCATATAATGAGCTTGATTATTATCAGCTTGAAAAATGTAAACAAAATAATCTGCATCCAAAGATGTACATTTATCCTTCTGGACAACTTGCTCCAATGAACCCTTTCAGAACTATGGGAGTTGACTGGGATAAATATGGAGCATCTTCTTCAATCATTATTTTGGATTTTGATATAAATAAAAACAAATTCAAGGTAATAAAGAGAGTAGAAGTACCAAGAGGCGAGTACTCATACGATAATGCTGTTAATACAATCGTTGAGCTTAATGAACAATATAATCCTTCCTGGATTTATTGTGACAGAGGTTCTGGAGAATATCAAATAGAGCGTCTCCATATTATCGGAGATGAAAGACCGGCAACCAATCTGAAGAATAAGGTTAAAGGTTGGCAGTTTAAAAACTCAATTGAAGTTACAGACCCTATAACATTCGAAAAGACCAAAGAGCCTCTTAAGCCGTTTATGGTTACTCAATTACAGATAGCATTTGAAAGAGAAAAGATAATACTTTCGCCATTCGATGAAGTATTACATAAACAGCTTATCGATTATGAAGTAGAAAGAATAAATGCATCTGGAGACCCTGTATTCTCTAAGGAAAACGAACACTTTGTAGATGCTCTTGGTTTAGCTTATCTGGCATTCGTATTAGAATTCCCAGAGCTTACGAAGACAATAAAGATGCCAGAGTCTAGCACAATAATAGAGTTTACTGGAGTACAACTTGGCGGTGCAGGTCTGACCAAAATGTTTAACTCTATTCAAACAAATCTTTCTTCTGATTTTAAGAAGGTATTAGAATATGATCCTACAGAATTACCTGGTGACAGACCTACAATGGTAAAAGTACCATTAGGGTACAGGAGCCCCGCCAGTGGTGGTACATGGGGATCTAGAGCCGCTGGTCTTAAACGAAGCAATTATGGCGGTCGTAGAATGTGGTAGTAAGCGGTTTTGCCCCGCTATACTATATATCCTCCCATTTAAGACGCTAGATCCCCCTCTCTAGCGTCTTGATTTTATAAGAAGAGGTGTTTATATGTCAGATATTTTATATAGACCAAATTTAGATTATGAAAAAAGCTATAGCACTAAGGGAACGTTTGAACAAGCAGAAGCAATAACTACTGACACTCAAGAAACGTCTCCTCAGGACGGATTGGGAGATATTCTTGATAAGCTTATACAGGTAGAGTCTGTTTTGTCTGCGTTACCATATGATATTGCAAAAGCTTTATCAAACGTAATCAGATGTGCAGAATACATATATGAACAAATCGATCCAAATAACTATGATCCCGATTATGTTAATTCAGATGTAAAGACTGTGATAACTCCGTCTGAAGATGAGAAAACACAAGCACCAAGCTCAGATGAAAATACTGATAATGCAGATGATGAAGGCCCTGATGGTATTTTCTCTGACACAATTCCTCTTATGAATGTCGAAATAAATAGAAAGGATCCGGTTCAGGCAATCCAAGAAGAATATGATAATACTCTTGCATCTATCTTAAAAGACTATCTTGATAAAATCCAGGTAAGCTTTAATAAGTATTTCTCAAATATAATTGCAAGTGCTGCAGAGATAGATACTTCTAACTTAGCAGCTATTAATTCAACATATGAGATAAAGACAACAGATATTCAGAATAAGAATTTACACCATGCATCAGATATGATTATACGGAGCCAGATAGTGAGAGATCAGAAGTTAAGATTATTCAGAAAGCTCTTTAATCTTAATGAGACGATATCTCATGTTCGTGCCTGTAAAGTAGCAAAAGAATTAAAGATTAGATACTATGAAGAAAAGAAAGTTTCAAACGATGAGTATCTTGATCTTGTGAGCAATGTAATGTTGACAGACTCAAGAAAAATCTACGATAAAAAATACAAAGAAAATTTGAGGAACTTATATAAATACCTAAATTCATCAGTAATATTAATTGATGAGTGCCTTATGATGTTTGTTCAGGAGGCACAGGCAAAAATGATATTAATGAAAGAAGAGGGGATTAAATTATGATTATAACACCAGTTCATGACAATGTAATAATAAAGATTGAGAAGCAGGCAACCAATGAAACAACTGCTTCAGGTATTATTATTCCAAAGGCAAAGAATCCAGAGAAGCAAGACACAGGAAAAGTCGTTGCAGTAGGATCTGGGAGAATCCTGAACGATGGCAAACATATTCCTATGTGCGTAGCAGAAGGCGATACTGTTATATTTAACAAGTTCTCTGGAACAGAAATAGAATCTGGAGACGATCTGTATTTGATTATCAAAGAGAATGACATTCTAGCTATCATTAGAGAATAGTGGTGATGATATGAAGATTCGCATCCCTTGGAGGAAGAAAGAAATAGTTGCTGTTGAAGCACCTGTTAATAATGCACAGCGTAATCTTAACTATAAGAACTTTATAGTTAAAGCTGTTGGCATGATAGCAAAACAAGGTTTTTCAAGGGAACAGTTAATTGAACCTGAATATAATCTTGAAGAGATAAGAGCTGCTGCAGAAACCGATTCTTATATTAAGATGGCATTAATGCGATATCGATATCTCGTGTATAAAGCAGGATATCAACTTAAAAGCAATAATGAAGCCGCAGCAGAATACATCAAGAAACGTTTTCGTATAATGAGTTTTGCTACAGGCAAACCAATGGATATCCTGTTTCAGGAGATAGCAGATGACATCGTTACATACGCTAATGCATTCTTGGTTAAAGCACGTGTTGATAGATTAATGCCTGGAATACATGCAAGGGGCATATTCAATGATAAGCCAATTGGAGGTTATTTCAGAATAGATCCTTCAACAATGAAAATCAAGCGTGATAAGAATGGTACCGTATTAAAATACGTCCAAGTTGTTGACGGTGAAGAAAAGCAATTCAATCCATCAGAAGTAATTCACTTCTATATGGATAGAGAAGCAAACAATGCTTATGGTACGCCAAGAATCGTAGCAGCTCTTGAAGATGTTAAGCTGTTAAGAAGAATTGAAGGTAATATTGTAAGTCTGATATATAGATTTGCAATGCCTATCTATCAATGGATAGTTGGTCTTGCACAACCAGGATTTCAGGCTACAGATCAAGAGATTAAAGAGGTTCAAAAAGAAATTGAGAATATGCCACTTGATGGCGTAATCGTCACAAATGAAAAAACAGTAATTAAGGCTGTAGGAGCTGAAGGAGAAGCACTTGATGCTTCAAAATATCTCGAGTACTTTGAAAAACGTGTCTTCACTGCCCTTGGTGTTTCTGAAGCACAAATGGGTAGAGGAGGCTCAAAACAAGACGCAGATTCAATGGAAGCTCAAGTACATGATACAGTAAAATACATTCAGAGAGTCATTGCTGTATTTACTGAGAACTACATAATAAACGAGCTTCTTTTAGAAGGTGGTTTCAATCCTATACTTAACGAAGATGATATAGTGACTTATGAATTCAATGAAATTTCACTTGATACAAAAGTTAAGATTGAAAATCATGAATTGCTTAAGTTCCAGTCTAACCTTATCTCATTTGATGAAGCAAGACATGCTATTGGTAAGAAGTCTAACATTGATGAAGATAAGTTGTATGTCAATATGATTGAAACTAAGTCTGTCATCGAACAGATAAAAGCAAAGACAGAGGGCTCATTAGAAATTGCAAAGCTTAATGCTGCAAATGCTGCAGCATCAAAAGCAGTAAGCCCTTCAGGAAATGGTCAGACAAAATCAGCAAAACCATCTGATGCTGTAGTAACAAACAATCGTCCTACTAATCAATATGGAACAACATCAGTAAAGATAAAAGAAGATTACGACGATGAGACACAAAGCTTAGAAATGTCAGAATCTACTGAATTGACTGAAAAAAGTGTAAATAAAATAAAAAAACATAAAAAATTATTCTCTTCAATATATAAAAGATATGAGAATCTGCGTAATGATATAACAGATACCAATGTTGATCTTGATATGCTGTTCCCTGTAGCAAAGGACAGCATCATGGCAGAAATCAAAACTCATATTCAGTTAAAAGCTTATGATGGTATGTCTAAGGCAATATCAGATCTGAATGTAGAGAAAGATAAAAATCATTATCTGCTTCCTAATATGAATATGTCACTTGAACAGTTCTATGAAGAAGCAGAAAAAACATTAAAAGGCATATTGAATGACATTAAGAAGAGAGTAAAAACAAATAGAGATACTACAGCAGTAAATGCTGTAGTCAATTCTCTTGAATACAGATTAAGATTCTTACTTGAGTTCATCATGCCAAAAGTATATTGGTATTCTTATATTAAAGCTGGTGCATTCTACGGCATCGAGAAAGCTTATATAGTATTCAATGGAAGTAGTGATGCAGAAACACATCCTGCTGAAATTGATACAAAAGCATTCAGTATAGATGATATTCCAGCATATCATTCATTCTGTGATTGTAAAGTCAGTTTTAAGGCAGGTGATAAGGACTAATGGCTATAATGATCAGAGAATATCTGGGCAGTGAAGGCCTTGAAGTGCAATGGGATCATCAAGAAGTTGAGACTGGACTCGATGTTACAGAATCAACTTTTGATGATATATCACCACAATCTATTATGGTTGACATAGAAGGTATTCATGTTGGCCCTACTAGAAACTATACATGGTATACAGATGGAGCTCTTCAAGGTAGCATACCAACATGGACCAAACCATATTTAAGACCATTAATCATGCATCACAATGAAAAGGACGGCAAGATTATAGGTCGAATCAGATTTGTTACATACACTGACAAAAATACGCGGTCAGGAACAGGTGCTTTAATATTTACAGCTAATGTACCAGATCCGGAAGGAAAAGAACAGATTCAGGATGGTAGATTGAAGACTGTATCTATTGGCGTAATTGTTCATGATTGCAGATGTTCAATATGCGGTCAAAACATTGCAGAAGATGGCCCATGTGAACACGAAAGAGGACAGAAGTATGACGGCAAGGTTTGTTATTGGGTTATTCACTCAATGGAAGCTAAAGAACTGTCATATGTAATAGTACCATCAGATATATATGCTCATAACATTAGGGTATATAAACCATCAAAAGCCAATATGAATATGGCAGCAAATTTTGAAAATAAAGGGGTGCTTAACGTGTCAGAAGCCAATAAGCTAACTGGTATAGTTGAAGAAACTATCATTGACGAGAATGGTGAAAAGCCTGTAGAGGGAACTGAGACCCAGACTGTAGATAATACAACCGAGCTTGAAAAGGAAAATGAAAATCTTAAGCAAAAGGTTAAAGAGCTCGAAGACAAAGTAAATGGTCTTGTGGAAGAGAATGAAAAGCTCACTAAGGCAAGCGAAGCTGCCCAGAAAGAGCTTGAAGACACCAAGGTTCTTCTAAATAAGGCTCAGAAATCTATCGATGAAGCTCAGCAAGCTCTTGAAGCTAAAGAGTCAGAGCTCAACAATGAAATTAAACTAAGAGAATCTCTTGAAGATCAGATTGTTCAACTCAATACTCAAGTAAGAGAGAACGCTATTGATAAGATAATCATGTTAAGAGGATTCCTTGGTAAGCCTGTAATAACTAAAGAAGAGCTTGAAAAGAGAAGCGACGATTCACTTAACGATGCAATTAATGACCTCAAAGAAGAATTTGAAAAGATAGGTAATGTAACACAGATTACACAGGTAGGAAGCCCTGCCCTTGTAGAAAATGACGACAATAATCAGGGCACTTCTGTGAAAGAACCAAAAAACACTGGTAATATTGATTTAGCGGAGGGCTTAGAACAAGTTTTCTCTCAACTTTTATCAACGCATCTTAATAAATAACCAAATTCTTTAAAAATTAAAGGAGAGTGAATTTACAATGGCATTATATCCATCAAAATTTAACGGACAGGATAAGCTTCAGCCAGGTGCTAGAGGTGAAATTTTTCAGGTCGACATGCCAGGCTACAGAGATGGAGCGGACCGCATCAACAGAACAAACAATAAGCTCAACACGAACGCTCATGATGTGCCGAATATTAAATATGAGTTCGACAGGAGACTCCCTGTTCTCTTCAAATACGGATTCGCATATGGATACAACCAGATCGTAATCCCGAAGGGGCGTCTTGTTGCTGTTGATCCTTATATGGATCTTGTTGACTTTGATATGAGAAAGCAGCATAACACAATTACTCTTGCAAACGGTGGTGTTCCTGTAAGACTGAGAAAGTCAACTGACGAGTACAGAGATGACAGCGGCGACGCTACAGCTCTTGTATCAACAGAGCGTCAGGGTGCACAGGTCCTTATGGAAGGCAAGGAATGGATCCCGCTCATTGGTATGGATAACGCTTATACTAAGCTGTCATTCAGACCTTTCCAGGAAGACAATGGCGGTCCTCTGGAGCAGTTGACAGATGCAGGTCTGAAGATTGATCCTAACACCGGTAAGGTTGTTAAGACAGACGGTTCACCTGCAGACGATGTTGTAAGACCTGGCAATATACCGATAGGTATCATGTCCAGAAATGAATACACTAGGGATGACGATGCGTTCAACGGCATCATGCCTGGTGCTGTATTGACAGACGCAATGGTAGAGCTTCCTTGGTTCGCATACAAGGATAAGGCTGAACAGAATCCTTGGGGTTCTGCATACGGCGGATTATTCCCTGGTGCACTCGTTAAGTCAGACGAAAACGGCCGCTTCGTTGTATCTCCTCTGTCATTCCCTGAGACAGAAGTTTCTACAATGAGCATACTTGAGTATGAGCTTGAGAGACAGCAGGTTGTTGGTCAGGTTTACGCTGTAAGCAACGATCTGTTACCTGAAGGTGCTGCTAAGTGGGCTACTTGGGCTCTCAACGACAGAATGAACTTCAATGAGTTCAATCCTGATGTATATCGTCAGAATAATAGAAAGGGAGAAGACGCAGTTGATCATTCTCCTTATAACAGTGAAGGCAAATATCCTGGATATCCTTATGATAGGACAATCGGTACTCATGATTTACATATGCTTGCTTCAACAGCACGTTCATTCAGCAACCGCATGAATCCTGAGTATCAGTATGAGAACCTTGGTATTCCTGGATTGACCGACGGTGTTAATGCTGTATCAAGACAGTATGCTCCTGAAAAAGTTGGTCGAATCAATTATGCAGGCGGTCAGGATTATGTACAGATGTTCTTCAGGACTGCAGAAGTTAATCTTGAGAAGGGCAGCCTTGAAATCGCTCTTGGTGAGGCCGCATTCGCTCCCGCTACTGAAGGTGCTGCTTTAACAGCCAAGGTTGGTAGCAACACTGCTACTTTCGTTAAGGTTTCATATGCAGACGAACTTCAGGGTATCATCGTTCTTGAGGTTACTAATAAGTCAGCTGCAGACAGCTTCTTACAGGCCAATGCACCTCAAGGTTTGGAAGTTAAGGTTAAGTATCGCAAGAGAGGCCTTGCTGGCGTTCCTACTTTCCTTGACTGGGATGGCTGCGTAGGTAGCGTAAAGATCCTGTTAACAAAATAATCAACTGAATAATCGGAGGAGCTTATGCTCCTCCGGACAATAATAATTGAATTCCAATAAAGGAGGAGTTACTCAATGAATCTTGCAGAAGCATTATATACTATAAATCAGTTGAGAGAGGAAGCTAAGGCTCAAGAGGGCAGAGGAGAGACTCCCAAGGTTTCCTCAAAGACTTTTGATCTCATGGAGAAGATGGCTCGTAATATTTCAGGCGATTATTCAATGGGCCGTGCAAGTATCCAGGAAGCATTGACTTCTACTGATACTGTTAAGATGATTCCTAAGGTTATCGAAGGACAGCTTAGAGAAGCTGCTGAGCCTGAATATCTTGGTACCCGCTTTATGAACACTGTTCATGTAGAAGGCGGCAATTCAACAGTATACGTAATCCCCGTTGTAGGTGAACTGGTAGCCAGCGAGGTTGGCGAAGGTACAAGATACAACGAAGATTATGTAGACTTCAATACCATCGAGAATTCCGCTCTGGAAATTCGTGTGAAGAAGATCGGTGTTAAGGTTGCTATCACTGAGGAAGCTATCACAGATTCCAGCTGGGACATTCTCGGAATCAACATTCGTAAGATGGGTAAAGCAATGGCTCGTTATAAGGAAGAGTGGATCTTCAATACATTCTCCAATCACGGCCATGTAGTATTTGATAACAATCTTCGTGCACAGTTCCCTGAAGCCGGAACAACTGGTAGAGCAGAAGATGGTAGCTTCAACGATACTTTGTCAGTTGAGGACTTCCTGGATCTCGTTCTTGCTCTGATGGGTAACGGTTTCGTTCCTACAGATGTTATTATGCATCCTCTGACATGGGTTATCTTTGCAAGAAACAGCATGATCGGTAACGGTCTGACATTCGGTGCATTGGGTGGCATGAATGTTCATCCTAACGGAGCTGTTCAAGGTACACCTGCTGCATTCGGTATGGCTAACAACGGTGCTGGTCAGAAGCTTATCATGAGACCTGATCAGGTTCAGAACAGACTGCCTGTTCCGTTGACTGTAAACTTCAGCCCGTTCGTTCACTTCGACAAGATCAACAAGCGTTTTGATATGTATTGCATAGACAGAAACGAAGTTGGTGTTATCGTTCAGAAGGAAGGTCTGAGCACCGAGAACTGGACAGATCCTGAGAGAGACATCAGAGCTCTTAAGGCTAAGGAAAGATACGGTGTTGGCGTTCTGAATAACGGTAGAGCAATCACTGTTTGCAGGAACATCGCAGTTGCTCCTTCCTATCCTGTGCCGCCTACAGTACGTGTTCAGACTGAAGAAGTTTAATCTTAATCATTAGACTGCGAGGCTACATGTAACAGTGTAGCCTCCATTACCAAAAAAGGAGGATATGATTAATGTCAGTAATAGGTGTTGTTAGATTAGCACCAGGGCAAGTTGGTTATTTCGATGAATTAACAAGAATTCATTTAACTATTGCTAGTCCTGAAAAGCCAGTCATCGCTGGCATGAACACAACAAATCTTAAGAGAGCAGTAAGATCTGGTAGAATACTGCTCGTTTCTGGTGTTCTTGATGAAGCTGTTAAGACACAGGCTCCTGTTGAAAAACCTCAAGCAAAGGTAGAAACTCCTGCACAAGTAGTTCAGGAAGAGCCTGTTGTAGCAGAGCCGGAAGTTAAGGAAGAGGTTCACGAGGTTGCTGCTGTTGATGAAGTTGCTGTTGAAGAAGCTCCAGTCGAAGCTGAAGCAACAGAGGCTATAGCTGCTGAAGAGGTTGTTGAAGAGCCTAATGTTGAGGAGCTTAATCCTGTAGAAGCTGCAGCTGAAGAAGTTGCAGAAGAAAAAGAGACTCCTAAAAAAACAACCAAAAGAGGCGGTTCCAAGAAGAAGCAGGAAGAAGGTGAACAGTAATGAATAAGAAAAAGGGCAAGAAGTCTAAGGGCGGCTGCAAAACAATGAAGAAGTAGTCGTGCAACAACCATATAATAAGGAGATGGTATAAATGACAAATAAGGAAATCGAGAGGACTGGAAATTATAAGGGCGTAACAAATTTCAGGATTCCGTTGAAGCCAACAACCGGAGCTCCAATCGGTAACATTGGTAAGAAAGGTAATGGTTCTGCTAAGCCATTATTCAGCGAAAGGCCGGTTCATGGCAAGCAAGTATAACTAAATAGGGGTTGAGTACCATGGTTCGAGAATTCAAGATTTCCGCAATTGATGTCGAAATGCAGAACAAATCCATAATAGTTGCATTCACAATGGATATCGATCCACTTACCATTAACGATGCAAATATTAGGGTATATAGCAAGGCATCAAGAAACGATGTTGAATACGTTTCTAAGTTGGACGGAAAGATTCTTACCTTGGAACTCATTGATTGGCCCGAACCGAACTCTGAATATGTTCTTATTATTCAACAACTGAAATCTGTGATTGGAGATGATTTAGTCTCTGGTATACGCAGAAAAGTCATATTTGAAAGTTCTATATGCTCTAAGCTGGAGATAACATATCCTGCTTATACTGAAGTCATAACTGACCTTAAGGTAGCTTGGAAAGAAGTCTTGGCATCTGAAGCACATGAATATGTTAGTTCGTATTATATAGAAATATCTTCTGAAAATGCATTTCATAATATCCTTAAAAAGGTTCTTGTGGTTGATCGAAATGAAGTAGATCTTTCTGAGCTACCTAATGGTCAATATTATGTTCGAGGCAGAGTTCAAAAAGATAACGAGTATGGAGCTTGGAGCGAAGTAATTACTTTCATTATTAGTGATAAGGCTGCAAAACCAGAGCCTATTTTTGATTCTGGAGAAGATGAAGAAGATGATATCTATGTCCCTACAATAAACATAATTGCCACTCCTCAAAATGGAGAAACTCCAGAATCAATTCTTATAGAATTTGATTGCGAAATTGATCCTGACTCCGTTGAAGACATTTTGGTTATAAGGAGGTCAATCTAATGGCTGTTGAAAAAGTTGATTTTACCTTCAAAGTTTTTGACAACTTCATAGAGATTACTCCAAAAGGCGGAGTCAAGGATAATTCCGTATATGAAATTAAACTGAAAAACCTTAAGCAGCTGAGTGGTAAGAAGTTTCTTGAATCTGCAAATATTAAGGTTTGTACAGCAATCACTCCTGCATATGCCAATATTCAAGCTGTTAATTCTCTTATAGAGAGCTGCAATATTCCGGATGATACTATTCTTTATCATATAAGAGAAGCTTCGAGATTTGTTGAATATGTTACTGGCCAATCATATAAAGAAGTTCCATTTGAGGTAGAACAATTCGTTAAATATAAAGCAGCTTATGAATGCATTCTTAGATTCCAGATCGATAAGGCATCATTAAGTGGTGAAAAAGGTCAACTTGGAGATGTTCATTTTGATAATGCGACTAAGCATGAAGACATTTCTGAATTGCTCAAAACATTAAGAGCAGAATCAAACACATGGATGGACAGACTGAGAGGATATAAATTTGAAGGAAGAGCTAAGCCACTGTCTGCAGTTAAAGGCAGCTATATTGTCAATACAAGACCTACAAACGAATATCCTCCTAGACGTACAGATTGGAGTGGTATGTAATGAATAGCTTTGACAGAAGCGTCCTAAGAATAATCGAAAGGTTTTCATATAAGTTCTTCGTTGTAATAAAGAATGAAGATGTAAAATGTACCTGTCTCAACCATGGTACAAATCAGGCTGATCCTAAATGTAAGAAATGTCTTGGAACAGGATATAAAATAAAGATAAAAGAGGTTGAAGGGGCTTCACAGGATTCCAATGTCCCTGAAACAGTTAGGCCGACTTCTGGATTCATCACTGCAAGAAACTATTATATTAAAAGCAGTGAAGTAGAGCTTGGTCTTGATGATATTATTGTTGATGGGGATAGTGTTTGGTCTGTATACCAATTGAATGACAAAACAAGTTTTCATGGAAATCAGGTGTATAGAAAATATGCCACTGTCCCCAAGAAAAGTGATAAAAGTATCTTTTTGAAGAATTTCAATGAGATCGTTGGCAGGTGATATTGGTGATTACATTAACTCATAATGCAAGTAATTCTTTATATACAAACGTTAATCGTCACAAGAACATCTTAATCATAGGAAAGGCTGCCACAGATTATAAGCTGAACCAGATTTCTTACAAGAGCTCAGAAAGTGCTGTTAAAAGCTTATATGGAGCTTCTCAATTAACAGATGCTTTTGTTCTGGCAAAATCTATGGGTGTCCCTGATATCTTCCTGGCAAACATTCAAACGCAAACAGATTATATTGAGCTTATAGATGTTATAAAGCAATATGATTTTACATACATCGTTCCTCTCGGTATAAAATTCTCTGACTCATTCTTTAATCCTGTATTAAACAGATTAATGACATATGCAGAGTTTTATCTTGAGAACATCGGTAACATAAATAATGCATTAATATTAATGACAGATAATCATGCTTCATTATATGAAAATATTGACGCTTTTCTTGGCGACATGTCAGAAAAAATAGATAGATTTAAACATGTTGCCCAGAAAGCATTGCTGAATGGAAGAAATCTATGTATGGTGGCCAATAACCTTCAGAATTATGAATATGCAAATCTTGTTCTTGCTTGTGCTTTGTGTACTGCAGAATATTCAAAGTATCCAGAAGCAGATTTTGGTCCGGCCATATTTGACATAGATGACTTTGATGTTGAAAATCTTGAGTTGGTATATTTCAAGAATAATGTATTAACAGATACAACTGTTGAGAATTTAAAAAATTTTCGAACAGAAAGCGATCAGGCTAAATTAATCAATATCGACAGGGTAATAAAATTTATAGAGCGTGAGCTGGATTTTTCGGAATTCAGAGGCAAAATATTCACTGATTATATAAAACTGAAAATATATAACAAGCTAAATGAATTTCTGAAATCTATCGTTGGAGTAGCAATCCTTGATTACGAAATCAAATCAGTCGAGTTTGTAGTCACATCTCCAGGAGCTGGCTCTATATTAAATACATTCAGTATCCTTCCTATTAATTCAATTGAAGAATTCGATATAACAATAGAGGTGTAAGGTATGGCAGGGGAAAGCTTAGAAGAACTGTTACAAAAACGAGAACAAAGAACATATACAGTCAAAACAGCAATTACTTCGTATGACAATCCAGGAATTCAAACGGCAGAAAAAAGTGCTTCGCTGTTTGACTTTATCAAGATGGTTCGAAAATTAACATCGCTTGTATTGAAGGATCTGAAAGTCGAGTTTATTCCTGATGAAAATAGACATTTTGCAACAAGTCCAGAATTGCAATTGGAACATCCAATTATCACATACAAAGTAATAACACG